TTGGCCCACCAGTTTCCAACTTGTACACCACGGCCACTGCTTATGCCATCGTGGGCGAGTATCAACAGCCCTTGACCATAGACACCAGAGCCAATCCTGGCACCATGATCAATTATGCAGTTAGACTGACCGACGGTGGCAATATCTACAGCCGTTCGGGAGTGCTGAACATAGTAGGTGGCCAGACCTATAATGCTGCTTCGGGTGGCACCACTATAAATGTACAAAGTGATGATGATTTCACAGAAAATTATGAATCTGGATTCCAACTCACTGTTTACAACGCACCCGGCAACGCTATCGCAGTGATTGGTTACGATAATACCCTGGCCAACAGCACCATTGGTGACGGCGCCGGTACCATGAAATTTTATATAGATCAAATAGTAGACAACAATTGAAATATCCCGGGATCTACGAAGATCGGCTAGTTCTCTGGCACGATCTTCGTTGTAGCACTTTGCCAGATCAAGACTTTCTATTGGAAGTCAACGATTTCTGGCAATTTGCTCCCGAAGTCAAGCCCACATTCGATTGGCGCGAACCACAAAACTGGCCAGATCCCTGGGACCTCGTACGCGAAGATGATCAAAGTGATCTTGCTCGCGCCTTGGGAATCGTGTATACTATTATTCTCAGTGGTAGAAACAATTTAGTTGAAGCGGCAACGCTGTCGCTATGCACCGATACAGCGGTTTTAGAAACCAATTTAGTCATAGTGGAACAGGGAAAATATGTATTGAATTGGACTCCTCGCGAGATCGTAAATATTAACCTCCAGCAGTTATCAGTCATACGTAGTATACCAGCAGTAGATTTAGTCAGCAAAATAAGGTAAAACAATGATCACAGTAAGCAAACGCAACGGCCGTCAAGAGCCATTAGATTTAGAAAAATTACACAAGGTAGTATTTTGGGCCACAGAAGGAATCACAGGAGTTTCAGCATCAGAAGTAGAAATCAAAAGCCACATACAGTTTTACAACGGAATCAAAACAGCAGACATACAAGAAACCCTGATCAAGTCAGCGGCTGATCTTATTTCAGAAGAAACGCCCAACTATCAGTATGTGGCTGGTCGATTGATCAACTATCATCTACGCAAGCAGGTGTATGGACAGTTTGACCCTTGGCATATCCACGACTTGGTCAAGAAAAATATCGAGCGCGGATTTTATGATCCCGAACTGGCCAATTATTATACTGCCGACGAGTGGGATCGACTCAACAGTTACATACACCACGAGCGGGACGAAAGCCTCACTTATGTGGCCATGGAACAGTTGCGTGGCAAGTACCTGGTGCAGAATCGTGTGACCCGCGACATTTTTGAAACGCCGCAGATGTGCTATATGCTGATCTCGGCCACACTGTTTGCAGGATATCCCCAGAACACCAGGCTCAACTGGGTGCGCGATTATTATGATGCCATCAGCCAGCATCAGATCAGTTTGCCTACTCCGGTCATGGCAGGTGTGCGCACACCTGTGAAACAGTTCAGTAGTTGCGTGCTGATTGAAACCGACGACAGTCTGGACTCTATCAATGCCACAGCCAGCAGTATCGTCAAGTATGTGAGCCAGCGTGCTGGCATCGGCATTGGCGCCGGTCGCATCCGCGCACTCAACAGTCCTATCCGCAATGGCGATGCCTATCACACAGGCGTAATACCTTTTTACAAACATTTCCAAACCGCAGTCAAAAGTTGCAGCCAAGGTGGTGTGCGCGGCGGAGCAGCCACACTGTATTATCCCCTGTGGCATTTGGAAGTAGAAGATTTGTTAGTGTTGAAAAACAACAAAGGCACCGACGAAAACCGTGTGCGTCACATGGACTATGGAGTGCAGTTCAACAAAGTCATGTATGAACGACTGTTGTCCGGCGGAGACATCACCTTGTTTAGCCCACACGATGTTCCTGAGATGTATGAAGCATTTTTCAGCGATGTAGATCGTTTCCGTGAATTGTATGAAGCAGCAGAACGCAACAATCGTCTGCGCAAGAAAAAGATCAAAGCAGTGGACTTGTTCAGCGCATTTATCCAAGAGCGCAAAGACACAGGTCGCATCTATCTCATGAACGTGGATCACGTGAACAATCATTCATCGTTCAAGCCTGATCTGGCACCTGTGCGTATGAGCAATCTCTGCTGTGAAATCACGCTGCCCACCCGACCCTTGGAACACATCAATGACGACCAAGGTGAGATCGCACTATGCACACTCAGCGCCATCAACTGGGGAGCATTCCGCAATCCCGAAGAAATGCAGAGTGCTTGCCGCTTGGCAGTGCATGGATTAGACGCATTGTTATCATATCAAGATTATCCAGTGTTGGCCGCACAACTGGCCACTGAAGGTCGTAGACCCCTGGGCATTGGCATCATCAACTTTGCCTATTGGTTGGCCAAAAATGATTACACCTACAGCGATTCCAAATGTTTGGTAGAAGTAGATCGTTGGGCACAGCATTGGAGCTACTATCTGATCAAGGCGTCTGCGGATCTTGCTGCCATACAAGGCGCCTGTCCCTTGAGCGATCAAACCAAGTATGCCGATGGTGTATTGCCCATTGATACCTACAAGCCTGAAGTCAATGAACTGGTGCCACACAAAGAATACTGCGACTGGCAGTCCTTGCGCGAACAATTGCGCACAGGCGGTATCCGTAATTCCACACTCATGGCGTTGATGCCTTCGGAAACATCGGCACAAATCGCCAATGCCACCAACGGTGTAGAACCACCACGCAGTTTTGTATCTATCAAGCAAAGCAAAGATGGTGTGCTCAAGCAAGTGGTTCCCGAGTACCGTCGTCTAAAAAACAAATACGAACTGCTGTGGGATCAAAAGAGCCCCGAAGGATATCTCAAGATCATGGCCATACTGCAGAAGTACATCGACCAGGCCATATCAGTCAATACTAGTTACAATCCGCAGTTCTATGAAGAAGACAAGATTCCCATGAGCGAAATGATGCGCCACCTGGTCATGCACTACAAGTATGGCGGCAAGACATTGTATTATTTCAACACCTTTGACGGCGCCGGCGAAGTGGATGTAGATAAACTACACGCCAAGTCGCAGATCGTCGAAGCACCAGCAACCCTACAGGAAGATGACGATTGTGAAGCCTGCAAAATCTAACCCCACAGTATTAAATTTCCGGCGTCAGAATCATGACACTGGATCAGCCTTTTTGGATCCCGAAGGGTCCTTAGGTATGCAACGCTATGATACCATGAAGTATCGCCAGTTTGAAAAACTCACACAGCAACAGTTGAGTTTTTTCTGGCAACCGCAAGAAGTGGATGTCACACGTGACGCCAAAGATTTCAAGGATCTCACAGAACATGAACAACACATTTTCACCAGTAATCTCAAGCGCCAGATACTGCTGGACTCAGTGCAAGGTCGCAGTCCAAATCTGGCTTTCTTACCGATCTGCACTTTACCTGAACTAGAAACCTGGATCGAAACCTGGAGTTTTTCAGAAATCATTCACAGCAAAAGTTATACACATATCATACGAAACGTGTATCCCAACCCCAGCCAAGTGTTTGATGATATGTTGGACATCAATGAGATCATCGAGTGCGGCAATGACATCAGCAAATACTATGATCGCCTGATCCGTGGCGTGCAGGCCTATCAACTGTTGGGCGAAGGTCGCCACACTATCGACGGAGAAACCCTAGACGTTGACGTTTATCAACTGAAGCGCCTGCTGTGGTTGTGCCTTAACAATGTCAATGTGCTGGAAGGCATTAGATTTTACGTGAGTTTTGCCTGTAGTTGGGCTTTTGCTGAACTTAAAAAGATGGAAGGCAACGCCAAGATCATCAAACTGATCTGCAGGGACGAAAATCTGCACCTGGGCTCCACACAAACTCTGCTGAAACTGTTGCCCTCAGATGATGCAGATTTTGCCAAGATCCGCGAAGAAACACGCGATGAATGCACACAGATGTTTGTGGATGCAGTCAATCAAGAAAAACGCTGGGCACACTATTTGTTCAAAGATGGCAGCATGATTGGCCTAAATGAAAAACTGCTGAATGAGTACGTGGAGTGGACGGCCAACAAACGCATGACGGCTGTTGGCCTGCCCAGTCCTTTCAAGGGTGGATCCAACCCATTGCCTTGGACGGCCAAATGGATCGCTGGCGCAGACGTACAGGTAGCACCACAAGAGACCGAAATTTCCAGTTATACCATTGGAGCAGTCAAACAGGACGTGACACAGGACACTTTCCGTGGTTTCAGTCTTTAGCAGGCATAATTACATAATAACAACAAGGAGCAAGGATGTTAACCGTTTATTCAAAGCACGTTTGTCCCCATTGCGTCAATGCCAAAAATTGGCTCAAGATGAAAAAGATTCCTTTTAGGGAAGTGAATATACAAGAGGATGATGCAGCACGTGAACGTATGCTGGCCATGGGCCTGCGCACTGTGCCGCAGATATTCATTGGAGACGAACTGTTTGTGGAAGGCGGTTACTCGGGCTTGATTAAACTGTCAGACGACGACTTACAAGTCAAGTTAAGCACACCCATTGACCTAGGAACATTATGACATACGAAGCACAGACAGTATACACTTTTAAATTGATCACCGGCGAAGAACTGATTTGCCGCATCATCGAAGAAACCAATGAGAACTTTAGGATCACCAAACCACTGACCTTGGTGCCCAGCCGCGAAGGACTGGGCATGACACAGAGTATGTTCAGTGCCACCTTTGATA